GATGTGAATGGAAGCGCAAGAATTGGTGGTGCTTCAGGTTCAGCCGCATTCTATCTTAAAGGGTTATCAGGGACAGGACAATATCTTTATTTTGATAATGGTAGTGTAGCGAACGGAATATGGACAATGGTAGGTTCAACAGTATTTGCTTTTGATAGTGCTACAACAAGAATTTGGAGAATCAGTCCATCCGCTCAAATGACTATCAATGGCAATACAAATTTAGCATCAGCACAATTCCAAGTAGATTCAACAACTCGTGGCTTTCTTCCTCCGCGAATGACTAACGCTCAAAGGTTAGCAATAGCAACTCCTGCGGTTGGCTTGATAGTTTATTGCACTGATGCAGTGGAAGGACTTTATGTGAACAAATCAACAGGGTGGACTTTCGTAATATAAACAATATAAACAATGGCTAAAATACAACCAATAGTGTTCCCACTAAACGCAGGAACAGCAACAGAGATGAGTGTTCTCATTCTCAACTTCGAAACATCTGCAACAACTTGCACAACTTATTATGAGTTAAAATCAGAGGCTACTGAAGAAGTGCCTTCAAAGGTTTTAAGCAATGGTAACTACACGCTAACAGAAGAGGAGTTCGCAGCGTGGGGTGAGGACAACACGTGGGTGGAGCAATGCGTGGCTAACGCGATAGGAGTAACAATTTTATCTTTCTAATATGAACTTAACAGAGGAACACTTAAAGCAGTTAGACGCTTTTATTCAAGAGATGCCTGTGAAATTTGGCTTACCACTAATTCAATTCTTCAACAAGATTAAAGAGGAACAAGAGAAAGATGCCTAACGAACAGAGCGCACCAAACTTCTTCGCTGTAGTCAACGACATGGCAAAACGCTTTGTCGAATTGATGCAGTCCGACTATCGCATGAAGCGAAAGGTAGGACGCAACTACACCAACGCGGTTGCAAGTGGTACGCTCGAAAAGTCTTTGGCTTATCGGTTGAAGATAAAAGGGTCTTCAATCAATGTTTCGGTTTACGCGAAGGGTAAGGCTTCGAAGTATTTCTTGTTTCGTGAAAACGGTGTGAATGGAACGCAGAAGTCGCAAGGTGCGCCCTACTCATTCAAGAAAGGAAGCGGAAGCAAACCCGCGAAAGGTCAAATGTCACCAATGCAAAAAGCGATATACGACTGGATGTCTATAAAAGGTATTCGCCTTCGTGACAAATCAAGTGGTAAATTCAAGAAGTCAACCGAAGAGCTGAAACAACAGGTAGCAAAACTCATTATGTTCAAAGTTCGTCGTGACGGAATAAAGGGGTGGAAAGCGTTCGACTACGCAATGGAAAACATTTGGGACGAATACGAATCGAAGGTAGTCGCAGCTTACGAGAAAGACTTCACAGCAACAATAGAGAATCAATTAAACGACATACAATAAAATGGCAATTACAATAGACGACCAACCATACGAATATACACCGATAGGTCAGCGCTTAATACTCGTTGCATCTTCGACGAACGTAGCTAATACAGGCTTTCGTTTTGTGTTCGACTTCGGTTCGTTCCAAGTCAACGTTCAACCTAACGCGGCGAACAAAGGAGTGTTAGACCTTGCACCGATATTCAGAGAATCGTTACAACACGACGCTTCACTTTTGACAACGTCAGCGGATACGGAAAACACCAGCGTCGCGTTCATCTCTTGCACGATAAAAGAAGGTTGGTTGGTTGACGGAGTATTCACAGTAAGCGGTTCGGGAATGGCTGACATCGACGACGTGTACGCGTTCCTCGCTGAATATCAAGTGGCGGACGGATACAAGCCAAACCCTAACACACGCTACGCGTTAGACGGCATTACGAAGTATTTAATGAGCGAAAGAACAACCGACACGCACAAGTGGAGCGAAGCATCTTCACGCGGTCTTTCTTCTGATTGGGTGTACATACCAACGCGCTTGTCAGATTGGGGTGTGGTGTACGCTCCTTCTTCTTCTCCGTTACTTGTGGATAACGATTTCGACATTGTAATCTTTTCTTCGTACGACAACAACGACGATTTAATAGATACGCAGTTTTTACCTTTGGCTGACAATCCTTCACTCGTTAATGTGATTGGTGGCTATTACGCGAACATAGATTCTTGGGGTGGGTTAGATTTAACAGGTGCGAAATACTACACGATACAATTTGGAAAAGAAACTTTATTCCCTGTTTACACACCTGCTTCACGCTTGTATTGTTTTTACCTTGTCGCTGACGATTGCAAGTTTGACAATGTTCGTTTGGGTTGGTCGAATACTTGCGGTGGTGTGGATTACTTCAACTTCACGAAGAAGTCGGAGTTGTCGTTCAATTACGATCGTAAGCAATACCAAAAAGTAGTTGGTAATTACAACGCTTCGACGTTTGGTTTTAACACCTACGACAGAGGTACAACGGATAGATATGTTACGACGACGAAAGGACTGCAAATAAATAGCGATTGGGTAAGCGTTGGAGAGTTCAATCTACTTCAAACGCTTTGTCGTTCTAACGACGTGTTTATAATCAACGACGACGGAACACAAACACCTGTTTTAGTTGACACTCAAAACTTTGTTATCAAGGACGAAAGATATTCGAAACTTTACAATGTTACTTTGAACCTTAAATACTCACAACCTGTAGGTCTATGATGAACGAAGTAATACTTACGCTTACCGACTTTGACGGCAACGCGGCAACAATCGACTTGTATGAGAACGAGAAGATGCACCTGAACTACAAGTTCACCGACCTTACTGACTTCAGTTCGGTAGGTAATTACTCGCGCGAGTTTCGTATTCCTGCAAGTAAGACGAACGTAGACTTCTTCGGTGCAATTTTCAACGTCAACTTCGACGGTTGGTTTGACTTCCGCAAGAAGGTTGAAGCGACGCTAACGGTTAACACTATTCCTATCGCAAGTGGACACGTTCAAGTGAAAAAGTTGTACTGGCAAAGTGGTAAGTTGTTCGAATTTGAAGTGGTATTCTTCGGTGAAGTACCAAACCTCGCAAGAATATTGAACGAAAAGAAATTGCGCGATATTGAATCGATTGTTGCGGGTGAACTTGACTACGACTTACTTCATGAGAACGTTGAAACACCACCTAACGAACACACTATTTTGACGTTATGCGACAAGTGGAATTTAACGGCTTATAATCCTGTTGGACAACCTGTATATTCTAATCCTGTTCCAATACCACCGTTATACAAACCTTTGTACGTTGGTCATTTAACACCTGCGGTTAAAGCACAATACTTGTTTGACCAAATAATGCAAGACGCAGGGATTCAATACGCGAGTGATAACTTGAGCGGTTGCCTTGAAAACGTGTACGTTCCTTTTATTAGCGGTCAGTATTTGAATAGTTCGTTAGGATTAAACGATATTGCTTCAAGTTTAGGTCTTGCATCAAATCTTAACAATATAGCGTTTGCAAATAACGACCAATACTACAATTTATACACTCAATTTACAGAGTACGAAGATGCAGGGAATGATTGGAGTAGTGGAATTTACACCGCTCCTTTCAATGGAACATTCACCTTCAAGTGTTGGATGAACGGACAAGCAACTTCAACAGGGGGTACTAATGTTGGAAACGTTCTTTTTGGTTTTCATCCAAAAGTTAACGATGTATTTTCTGACCAAGATACTTTCGTTTATAGTCTTGGAAGTAGCACAACAAACGACTTAAGCACAATTGGAAACATAACTCTTGAACTAAACGCAGGAGACGAAGTTAAGTTTGTTTTCGGAGCGCAACCATACACAAGCGGAAACGGAACAATGGAGATTGATTTCGGTGGTAACGCGAACATAGATTATACAGGAACAGGGGTTGAACTTGTCAGCGTTGGAACAGCTTTAACAGGTGACACTTGCGTAATGGAGTTCAACGCTCCAGATATGAAGCAAATCGATTTTATCACGTCGATACAAAAGATGTTCAACCTTGCGTTCGTCCCCGACAGAACACTTCCAAACACATTAAGAATTGAACCGCTTGTTGAATACATCGGAAGCGGTAACACTTTGGATTGGACTTCGAAACTTGACTTATCGAAAGACATCGCGTACTATCCAACGGTTGATATGCAGAAGGCGAAGTTTACCTTTACATACACCGAAGACGGAGACTATTTCAATTCAGTATACAAAGACAATGGACGCATCTACGGAAGGTACGAAGTAACGGAGAACGACTTCGAAGTGATTAACGAGTTCGCAACAGGAGAAGAAAAAGTAGAACTTGCTTTTGCATCAACTCCTTCAGCACCTGTTGAGAATACAGACGTAGTTGTTCCTAAATTTCTAAACGCAGAAGGGCAATTCGTACAACCTAAACCGCGCATTCTTTACTACTTTGCTGACTTCTTTGTGAATATGTACGACGAGGTTTCAGATAGCGTGGTGCAAACGGCGGTTAAGTGTTTGAACAATTACTCGACGATGAACGCAACGGTTACGGATAGCGACTTAAACTTCGCTCCAGAGATACCACCGCACACAATAATAGCGAACCCTTACGACAACTTATACAACCGTTGGTGGCGCAACTACTACCGCGAACTTTACGACGGACAAGCGCGAATCATGGAAGGAATGTTTGCACTAACGTTGAACGACATTTTCACGTTTCAATGGTCGGATAAAATATGGATAGTCGATTCTTGGTGGCGCGTGTTGGACATTGAAGGTTATGTAGTCGGACAACAAGACGTTACAAAAGTGAAACTTATTCGCTTACTCGACATAGACAACGACTGCGACATTGTACCCGTTTCGGCTAACCTCAACCAAACGTTGAACTGGGAAACACCGAACGGTGATCCTGCGACAGTAACCGAAGATTGTTGCCGTCGTTTTGGCTACTATTGGAACAGCGCGAAGAACAATTGCTTTTCTATTCCAAACATCGGAACACGTTCTTTCATAACACAACAAGCGCCTTCACTTGCACCAACGCGATTCGGTGCGCCTGTTACATTTAGTGCAGGTGTTTCGCAGCCAGTTAAGACGATAACGACGGACTACGTTATAACCAATTTCGACCGCGTGTTATTCGTTGACACAACAGCAGGAAGCGTAACAATTTATTTACCTTCAGCAACGACGACAGCAGGTCGTGAGTTCATCATTCAAAAGTCGGTAGCGGCTAACGGAGTGACGGTACAAGCGTACACAGGCGAAACGGTTGAAGGTAGCGGAAGCGTAACGTTCACAGGATTAGGAGACACAATAACAATTATAAGCAATGGAAGCGACTTCAAAAGTACATCTACAGTAAACGTCGCGTTCTGGATATTTATCTTTTATAAACTACTATTCTGAAATGGCGAATACAATAGATTTTAATGTAAGCACAAACGCGGTTAACGTCCTTAATCAGACGGCTGACGCGGCAGATAATACAGCGAAAGGATTCACAAGCGCGAAGGCGGAACTTCGTGCGCTGCAAAATCAATTGCAACAAATGGACAAGACGAGCGAGGAGTTCAAAATTGCTTCTGCTCGGGCTGCTGAATTAAAGGACAATATCAGCGACTTATCTGCTGAAATTAGTGCTAACGCAGGTAATGCTTTCGAAGGTATTTCTAACAACGTTGGATTATTCAGTTCTCGATTGATGGACTTGGACTTAAAAGGTGCAGGACAAGCTTTGAGTGGAATGGGTACTGCTGTTCGCAACATTGATTTTAAGACTCTGAAAGATGAAGTAGGTGGTTTGATAAAAGGACTTGCTGATTTAGGAAAAGCAATTTTAGCTAATCCTATTTTATTACTTGGAGTCGCTATTGCTGGAGTTATTGCCAATTGGAAAGAATTTGCTGCGTTATTCAAAGGAGAAACTGCGGTATTAAATTCATTAAAAAAAGAATTAGGAGCGTTAGAAGCGCAAAACGCTGCTATAAAAAATAAAATCACATACTCTAAAATGTATGGAGATTCATTATATCAACAATACCTTCTTTCTCAAGAATTATTAGGAAATGAAATTAAGCAGGAACAGACTAAAAAACGTATAGCTGAAATTCAAGATGATTCAAAAGCATCTGAAGAAGCAAGAAAAAGAATTATTGAATTACAAAACCAAGCATTATTAGAACAAAATCAGCATATTGTAGATTATTACAAAACAATTTCAGACGCTAATTTAATTGGAAATGATTCAGCAAAAATTGAAGATGAAAAAAGAAGAGCAACTGAAAAATATAATACTGCTTTAGAAGAAACAAGAGCAAAACTTATTCAATTAAGAGCAGATAGAAAACTTTCTTTAAGTGGTGTTGGAAATGCTTTTGATATTCAAGTTTATGAAGATAATGAGAAAAAATTATTAGACGCTATTGATAAAACAAATAAATCAATAGATAAAAGAGAGTCAGACGCAAGAAAAGAAATCGCTCAAAAAGAAATTGATGATTACGAAAAATCTCAACAAGAATTAACTGACATTTTAACTAAATGGGAAGAAGAAGCCGACGAAGCAGAAATGGCACGTCGTAAGAAGTTAAACGATGAGATGATAGCTGAAGATGAGCGAATGGCATCTATTAGCATTAATGATTTAATAGAAAGAGGAGACGCTCAACTTGCTACCGAAATGCAGATTCACGCGAATCTTACTTCGTTACGCGCTCAACAATCTCAACAAGAAATTGAAGAATTAAGACAAGCCGAAGACGCAAAAGCACAACTGCGCGTCGATGCAATGAAGACTTCTTTGTCAATTATAAGTGATTTAGCAGGAGCGTTCGCAGGAGAGAGCGAAGCACAACAAAGAAAAGCGTTTCAGATACAAAAAGGTGTGAGCATCGCAACGGCTACAATAGACACATACCTTGCAGCACAAGGAGCATATCGTTCACAAATGGCTATCAGCACACCAGACGCGCCTGTTCGCGCAGCGGTAGCGGCAGGTATTGCAATTGCTCAAGGTCTTGCGCGTGTTGCCGTTATCAGCAAACAACAATTTAACGGAGGTGGTTCGACAAGTGGCGGAAGTGGTGGCGGAAGTGTTCCTTCGGCAGGGGGTATGCAAGCACCTTCACCTTCAAACTTCGCCTTTGTACAAAACCAACCCAACCAACAACCGCCACTTCAAGCATACGTTGTAAGTACGCAAGTGTCGAGCAATTTAGAAGCACAACAATTAATCAACAACCAAGCGCGTCTTGGTGGCTAAAAAATAAAACAATGAACAAAAAAATTAAAGTTATTGAGTACGGCATCGACGACGCGGGTTTGCTCGGGGTGTATGCAATCAGCGTAGTCGAAGAACCTGCAATAGGTGTCGATTTCGTAGCGTTAAGCGAACAACACAACGTGAAGTTCAAAGAAGATTTTAGAGGTCTTTTATACGGCGCGTTATTGATTCCAGACCAACTGATTTACAGACGCAACGACGAAACAAATGAGGAATACTACGTTAAGTATTCGAAAGAAACAATCAGAGCTATTGCTTACAACTACTTAAAGCACAACAACCAAAACAACGCAACGGTTGAACACGCGAAAGTTGTTGACGGTGTTTCGTTGGTTGAGACGTGGATCATTGAAGGCGAGAACGACAAGTCTACAAACTTCGGCTTTTCACTTCCAGAAGGGACGTGGTTCGGTTGCATGAAAGTGGAGAACGAAGAAGTAAAGAAGCAAATACAAAACAAAGAGGTGTTAGGTTTCTCAATCGAAGGAAACTTTATTGCTGAAAAAGAAATGTATATGAGCGCACACGATGAGTTCGCTGCGCTTCTTGACGAAATCAATGACCTTTTGAAAGAGGATTAAATGAACATCGAAGCAGGGGGGTTCTTAAAGTTGGAACTATTCAACGACGACGCAACTCTGTTTCTAAACGCGCTCACGAAAATAACTAACGAGAGCGGTAAAATGGGGTTTAAGACGTACGGATTGAGCGAGGACGAGATGAAGACGTTAAACGCAATACTTGATTCATTAGGATAAAAAAAACGAGGGGTAATCACTCCCCTCGCCAAACCTAAAATCAAATAGAAACTATGAAAAGAATCAATTATGAAACAAATATACCTTCTTTTCTATTTAGGTACTAAATTATTAATTAAACAAATTATGAACTTACGAGAAAAAGTAAACGCTCTTTTCGCAAAACATAATGTTAGCCTATCAGCCGAAGAGGTTGTTGAGGTGAAGCAAATGGTTGAAGCGATTTTAGAGGACGGAACAAGCATCTACTCGGACAGCGACACTTGGGCAGCTGGTGTTCGTGTATTCGCAAAGGACGCAGAAGGCAACGAGGTTGTTGTAGCGGACGGAGAGTACAAGACAGCAGAAGGAATCATTGTTGTTGTTAGCGGTGGTCTTGTTGCAGAGTTAAAGCCAATGGAAGAAGAATCTCCAGAGGTTGAAGTAATCATCGAAGAAGAACAAGCAACAGAGGTTGTTGCTGAAGAAACATTCAACGCAGAGGTTGAAGGTCTTTTGTCTTTGGTTGCTAAATTAGAAAGCGAACTTTCTGAAATGAAGAAAGCAAACGCAGAACTTTCATCTAACGTAGAGAAGTTGAGCGCACAACCTGCGGTTCAATCAATCAAAGAAGTTAAACAAGCGAAGCAAACACCTGCTAAATCTTACAACAAGATGAGCGCAGAGGAACGCTTCTTATTTCATCTTAAAAAATAATAAAAAAACAAACAATAAAAAATGGCTACTACCACATCATTAACAACTACCTACGCAGGTAGAGAAGCGGCAGGATATATCCGCGCTGCATTCTTAAGTAACGAGTCTTTGGCTGCTGTTACTTTCAAAGAAAACATCGAGTACAAACAAGTTGTTCGTCGTCTTGTTGACAACGTAACATTTGCTAATGCTACTTGCGATTTCACTCCAACAGGAACAGTTACTTTAACTGAAAGAATCTTGACTTTGGAGAAATTCCAAGTACAGCGTCAACTTTGTAAAAATACGTTTTTATCGGATTGGGAATCTCGCTCAGAGCAGAACAACGAATTACACGCTTCATTGACTGACGCATTAATTGCTAACGTTATGGCGGGTATTGCTGCAAACAACGAGCGTTTGATCTGGCAGGGTGTTAACGCAACCGCAGGTGAGTACGCAGGTTTCGAGACTTTGTTCTTGGCTGACGCTACTGTTCTTGACGTTGCTACTCCAGTTGCTATCGACAGCACTAACGTAATCGACGAAATGAATCGTTTGGTTTTAACACTTCCTGTTCGCGTTCGTCGTGCTACTGAGAAGCCTGTTATCGCAGTTTCTTCAAACGTTGCTGAAGCGTTCAGAACTGCTATCTTAGGTCTTGGTGGTGGAAGCTACTTGTACCAAGGTGAAACTGTTAAGATGACTTGGCAGGGTCAGTATGACATCATCGAGTGTCCTGGTATGTCTGACGACACAATGGCTATGTATCAAAAGTCTAACTTGTGGTTCGGTACTAACTTACTTGACCAATGGAACAACGTAGCAGTTTTGGATATGTACCAATACGATCTTTCTGACAACGTACGTTTCGCAGCTTCTTTCTTCGCAGGTGTACAATACGGCTTCGGTGACGAAATCGCATTCTACCAATATACTGCATAATCTCAACCATTCTAACCCTTGCACGAATAGAGGTAGCGGCTTAAACACCGCTCCTCTTTTGTGCTAATAAAAAACATACGCATATGCCTCCTTGTGAATTAAGCATCGGAATGACCCTCGACTGTAAGGACAGTTTGGGCGGTATCAAACAAATCGTTTTAGTCGATAAATCGTTAGTTAGTTCTTTTACTTTTGATGGAACAGAAGTTGTTAATACAATTAACGGCCCTGCGTTAGGTGATCTATTCACTTACGAATTGCCAACGCAAACAGGTTCTTTCGAAGAAACAATTAACTTCAACCGCGACAATGGAACAGTGTTTTACACTCAGACTGTAAACATTATGTTGCAAAAACTTTCATACGCGAAGCGTTTGGAATTACAAGCGGTTGCGCAGGCTCGCGTTATTGTATTCGTTCAAGACACTAATAACAATTGGTGGGCTGTTGGATACGAATACGGAGCAGACCTTTCTACTGCAACAGCAGCGACTGGAGCAACTTTGGGTGACGCCAACGGATACACTTTGGCATTCGTTCACGAATCACCGAAGCGCGCTTATGTTTTAGACAATGCGCCTTCTAACATTCTTGACTAAGAATAAAAAAACTTTTACACATAGAGGGGCAACGCGTCCCTCTGTGCTGTAATTTCAATGCTTGGCTTTCACTCGATGAAGGTCGTCAGTATTTCAACGTTGCGTTCACAAACTATCTTTTAATTCTTACTTACGAAATGACAGGCGAACAACTCGCTCAAGTCGTTACCGTAATAAACGAAAACGAACGTGTCACAAAGATTCGTTTAACAACAGTTGGTCTAACTGACGCTGGAAAGTACAAGTACGATGTGTACGGACAAAACAGCGCGGTGAATTTAGACCCAACAGATGAGTCCGTTGTTGGATTAGTTGAACGTGGTTCAATGATTCTTTCTAACGGAACAATTTACTTTGACGTTTCAACGCCTACGATTCCCGTAGACGTAATATATACAGGCGCATAATGAGCAACATTCAGCAAATAGCATTAAGTCGTTACATACCTACCGAAGCAATCGAAAAAGAGAACCGTAGCGGTTGGATTGATTACGGAAATGACAACCTTTACAGCCAATATTTGATTAATCTGTATTACAACTCTCCAATTCACAACGCGTTGACTAACTCAATTGCGTTCATGATTGAGGGACAAGGTACAGGAACGATTCTCGATAGTGCTTTACAAGGAATTTCTTTCGACTTAAAACTACAAGGTGCGTTTGTTGCTGAGGTGATATGGTCGATGGACTTTACACGCGTTGTAAAGATTAACCATTTGCCTTTTGAAAACTGTCGTCTTGCGTACGACAAAGAAGAGGAAGAAATCACGGGTATTTGGTATTCGAAAGACTGGAGAAATTCACGTTCGAAGAAAGGCAAACCCGAATTTATACCTGCGTTCAACCCTTCACAGGCGCAAGAACAACCGCGTCAAGTTATCTATGCACACGGAATGATGGCAGGAAGTTCGTACTATCCTAAACCCGACTATTTCGGAGCGTTGAATTACATTGAACTTTCTCATCAAATGGGAATGTATCACGTCAACAATATCTTGAACGGATTATTTCCTTCGTTCATCATTAACTTCTTAAACGGAATACCGCAAAAAGAAGAACGTGAGGCTATCCGTCGTGAATGGGAAGAACGTTTAAGCGGTGCAAGTAACGCGGGTAAGTTCTTGATGACTTTTAACGAAGATCCGACACGCGTTCCCGACATCAAAGATTTTCCTCTTTCAGATGCGGACAAACAATATCAGTTTTTAAGCGAAGAAACCGCGAAGCAAATCATGGTTGGACACCGCGTTGTTTCACCACTTATTCACGGAATTAGAGAATCTAACGGCTTCGGTTCTAACAAGGACGAAATGTTGGTTGGTTTAGAGATTTTCAATAATCAAGTTATTAAGCCTTATCAACGAATCATAACAAATACTTTCGCGCCTATTCTTGGAAGTGATTTGAAGATTGAAATGAACAACGTTTTCGACGACGTTACAGTTGTTGTTGAACCCACAACTCAATCAATCGAATTAAAAAAAAAAGTAGTTGCGGATGCTGAGAACGACTTTTCAGATGAAGACGGTCGTGAGTGGATTGATGTACTAAAAGAAAAAGCGGAATACATTGATTTAGACGAATGGCAGTTAGTAAGTGAAGAAGACGTAACCGAACCCGAAAACGAATTGCAATACACAAGCGAGTTCTTTGCGAAGCGTAACAAGATGCCTTCAATGAGCGACGCTCAAGGAGAAAAGGAATCTAAATGGGGTGACATTGGACTTTATAAATTGCGTTACGCATATTCACAAAACATAAGCACAAACAGCCGTGAGTTTTGTAAAGAAATGGTTCAAATGTCGCAAGCAGGCGCAATCTTTCGTTACGAAGATATTGAAGCAATGAGCAAAGCAGGAGTGAACAAAGCGTTTGCTCCAGAAGGGGCTCAAACCTATTCGCTCTTTCGCTATGTCGGCGGTTGCTTCTGTCACCATTTTTGGAAGCGTCTAATTTATATTCGCAAAAGAGATTCAAAAGGACGCATATTACCTAACGACGGATTGAACAATGACAAGCGCGTTGGAAACAACCCATACGTTCCACAAAAAGGCATCGAAGGTACTGCTCCAATTAACAGACCCGACAGAGGTTCACTTAAATATCCATAATAAAAAACACAATGGCACTACAACCCGAAGTTCTACTCATTGACGAAAACTACATAAAAAAATACAGTTGGATTAACGGAAGCGTAGATCCGCTTTTGATGTACCCTGCTATCTATTTAGCGCAGGACGAATACGCGCAGTTGTATTTAGGAACTGACCTTTACAATAAGATTAAAGAAGACGTTGTAAACGACGACATTGCAGGTGCATACGAGGAACTTCTTGACACTTACTTGCGTCGAATGATAATGTGGTGGTCTTTGTACGAAATGTTGCCTCATTTGTACGTTAAAACCGACAATGGAAGTCTTGTTATTCGCACAAGCGAAGACACTACACCGATAACACAAACCGACTTGCAGAACTACCGCGATCAATCGCGTTCGAAAGCAATGTTCTACACTCAAAGAATGGTTGACTTTTTATGTTTCAATCAATCAGACTTTCCAGAGTACACGACGAACGAAACTCAGCAGATATGGTCACAAACAAATGTTTATCCATCGAACGCTTTTGAGATTAGCGACGGACGCGACAGACGTTCGTACACATATCGTCGTCAAGGTCTTGGATGGATTAGATAACTAAAACAAAAAATATGGCGAAAGCAGGGCGCAAAAAAGATATGGTTAAGCAGAAGGTCTACGAAGAAAAATTTCGTAAGTACCTTTTGAAGAAAGAGAAACAAATTAAACGCTTAGTGAATGAAAGTTAACGCAGACGGTTACGCTCTATTGAAGCGTTTTGAAGGTTGTCGATTGAAAAGTTATAAGTGTCCATCGGCTATATGGACAATTGGCTACGGAAATACTTTCTACGAAGACGGTACAAAGGTTAAGCAAGGCGACGTAATAACACAAGCGAGAGCCGAGCAGTTAGCGAAAAACGTTGTAGACAAATTCGCCGTTTCCGTTCGTGCATTGATAACGCAAACACTCAACGAGAATCAATTTAGCGCGTGTGTTTCCCTTGCGTACAACATTGGTGTGGGTGGTTTCAAGAAGTCGTCCGTATTGAGAAAATTAAATGTGAACCCTAACGACGCTACAATTGCCGATTCTTTCCGTATGTGGAACAAGGGCGGCGGTGTTGTGTTGAAGGGATTAGTAAATAGACGCGAAGCAGAAATAGAACTTTACTTCAAGTGATGAACACCGAAAAAGAAATAGCATTGATACACGAGGAACTCCAAGAGTTGAACAAGAAGATTGACCGCATCTATCACGTCCTAATTGGCGACGACGAAATGAAGATTGAAGGTCTTGTGAGTAAGGTTCAAAAACACGACAAGTACATAAATAACCAACGTTTGCAGGTCGCTCGTTTGGGCGGTATAGCAACCGCTGCTGGTGTCGTTGGTGGCTTAATTGTTCAGTTCATATTGAAGTTTTTATGAAGGACAAGTTGAAAGCGTGGCTCAAGGAAATGCTTACGTCTTCAACGAAAGTAAGTTCGAAACGAATTGTCGCTATATTTGTTACAATTAACCTAATCGTTTTGAGTTACATTGCAACATTCACATACTACGTTTGTCCAATCGCGATGTTCGACACACTCGCTTTACTGACAGGCGGTTTGTTTGGAGGAACAGTAATTGAACGATTTACAAAACAAAAGAATGGCAACACCGAAAACAGCAGCGAGGACAATAGCTGAAGAAGTATGTTCAAAGTTCAAAGAAACACCTTCGCTAACTCTCGCGAAGAAACTATTCGCTGAATATCCAGAGGTATACAAAGACGAAGAACACGCGAGAACATTCATTCGAATTATTCGTGGTCAGAAAGGAAAAATGGACAGAAAAAATACTACCGACAAATCTCTTTATGATGCGAAGCCACGACCGTTGAACCCATTCGCACTACCAAAGTCTTACGCTAAAAAAAGAAAACACGTTGAGTTGAAGGGAACGAAGTTTTTAATCCTGTCAGACATTCACATTCCATATCAAGACAACGAAGCGTTAAGCGTTGCAATCAACGAAGGTATTCGTCAAGGGTGCGACGCGGTAATTTTAAACGGCGATGCTCTCGATTGTCACATGATTAGCGACTTTGTCAAAGATCCACGCAAAAGAAAATTCAAAGATGAGTTGTACGCGATGCGTCAGTTTGTAGATACGTTACGAGGTCAGTTTCCTAACGCACACATCTACTACAAGGAAGGAAACCACGAGGAAAGGTACTGGAGATATATGCGAATTAAAGCACCCGAACTATTCGACATTGACGCTTTCGACTTTTCTTCTTTGTGTCATTTAGATAAACACAATATCACTTGGATTGACGGAAAGAGTAAGTTGAACATCGGTAAGTTGTCGATATTTCACGGGCATGAGTTCGGGAAGCAGTTCTTACCTTCGGTTAACGTGGCGCGTGGGTTGTTCTTGAAGACAAAAGTTTCTTCTTTGTGCGGACACCACCACCAAACAGCGGAACACAATGAGCGCGACGCTAACGGTAAGTTTATTACCTGTTGGGGTGTTGGTTGCTTAAGTGAATTATCTCCCGACTACAACCCTTATTCGAAGTACAATCACGGATTCGCTATCGTTGAGAAGGGAGTGAATGGTCAATTCAGCGTCAAGAATTTACGCATACACGAAGGACAAATACTATGAGAAAGAATATACTCGCAATTGCTTTGTTGCTCGTTGGGACAACTGCTATTTGGACTGTTGTTTGTTATTATTGGTTTGGAAAGAAAGACGCAAAATATGTACACGTTGAAGTACAAAAGCAAGATAGCATCATAAACTACAACGCGGGTGAATACCAGATGCTTCTCGAAGAAACACTTGAACTAAAAGAACAACTTGCATACTATGAAACCACTCAATCTTCAGCCAAAACCACCTATCAAAGAACTCGTGATATTGTTATTGTTCGAGATACTATTAATCGCGTTGATGTTATCACTTTGGTGAACTCCTGTGAACGAAGAAATTAACAACCTAACGTCTGAAAACAAAAAGTTAGACAAACAAAAAAAGCGCAGAAACCGCGCTTTAGTCGTAACGTCGTCCGTCGCTATTTTGTCGACGTTTGTTCTGAGTGTTTTATTTTAGATTCTGGGACGTAGAACTTCATTGAGAACTCAATCGCCTCACTTAAGAAAGTGTTGCGACTATTCTCTCCGCGTTTCTCGTCAATCTCGTTCCACAGGTCTTTGTGTAAGTAGACGCAGATTCCTTTTTTAGTTTTGCTTTCTGGCATATTCGTTAAAGTTTTGAATGTAAAATTCGTCTAATAAATCAACCGTCCTTTCTGCTCCGTCGTACTTCGATTTTGCGTGTAACATTTCATTGTTTGCGTTTCTATTTTTGTCTGGGTATTTCGCTACAAATTCAGCAAATTCAATTAGCATTTCTTTTTCTACGCGTCTGCAATAAGCATATAAGTTCGTAATAGTTTCGGCTTGTAATTCATAAGGAACATTTTTTTTTATGTCGGCTAACTCGTGAAAAAAGTATGCAACAGGTGTTTTGTTAATTTCCATCTTCTTCAATTTTTAGTTTCTTCAAATACAACGCAAGGTCTAACGCTTCCTCGTACGCGTGTTGCAGCCATTCTGAGCGCGTTAAGTCGGTTCGGTCTAACGTTGTTCCGTACGTTTCAATTCCCTTCGCTTCACGCGCTTCTAATTCAGCGACAACTTGCGTGAGTAAATTACTTTTGTTCATTCGGTTTAGACATCATTGAACCTATCATTAACGCAAGATATACTTTCTCCTTTGCGTTCATATCCTTGCGCTGTGAAAGTTCAAGGAGAATGTCGCCAAGAACCTTTCCTTGTTGAAAATACGTCGCCATTGAGTTCACAATTTCGCGTTCGCGTTCCTGTGTCATTTTTAGTGACGTGTATAGTGGTGTTTGTTTCATTCTTGTTCTGTTTTTTCGTCTTCAGATTCGCTAAGAATACGAGGTGTGGTTAATGAAATTAGATAGGATAATGTCCAAAAATCAACGTCTATAACTTTTCCTATTTCAGTTCCAGTAATAACTGAATACCCAAGTGCAATAAAAAGAAGAATCGCAATCGCAATTTCAGTTCCTTTAAAAAATTTACTCATTATTTTATTCATTTGTTTTGTTTTATTTGTGCTAATATAACCAACTTATGCTAACCTACAACATACTGACCATAAGAAGGATTAAGTTCGAAATACATTCGCATCATTATCGCGTCTGCAACGTCTGGAGAAATGCCTTCGCGGTTCTTGATTACATCCTTCGGGGTTACTTGCAATTTTCCTTCCACGTCCGCGCGGTGTCGCTTAATCATTTCCAGCTCCTTGACGATTTGTTCCTTGCGTCCGTTCACTAAAATAGTGAGCTTATTTTCCTACGCACTTCAAATAATCAACGGCTCCCGCGCCGATGCCGTCTTCATCTGCGATAACATTTTGCAGAAGAATTGAGTGGTCTTTCATGACAAGGCGTATGCGGTTAACAACTTCGTCAATAGCGGCTCTATTCAACTCAATTATGTCGATGATAGTTAGACCTTCCCAAACGCAAATAATGGTTCTGTCCTTACCGAATCGCGCTATGTCGGCTGTGATATACTTCTTGCCTTCATTGATTACTTCGTTGCGGAACATTCGAAGTAAGTTCTCCGTTTGAAATAACTTGTCGCTGTCGTCGTCGAACTCCCAGTTCCCTTCTAAAAGTCTTTTGCGGTCGTATTCGGGAAGGCGACGTAACGATTCAATGTAAGCCACAGGTAAGAATGGATTGTCCTGCGGTAACGCTTGCACAAACGCGCGGTGTGAAGGCAATTCGTTTCGGTTGTTCTTCATGTAGAACTCGTTGTAAAGCCACCCTTTCGCAGGATTGCACGACAAGAAACCTTTGGGAATTAACCCAAACTCGTTTAACTTGTAACGGCATCTGGAGTGAACGATGCTGACCGCCTTTTCAGTTACTTCGGAACACTCGTCAATAAAGTAATCTGTAATTTCTAACGATCCAAGTGAATTGAAATTTACGTCCGAAGGGTAAGCGAACAAGTCTTTCAAAACAATTTCGCTTCCGTTGAAGAACTTTATCACGTTGGATTGTCCGTTGAACGTGTAGTGTTTATTCGCTATCAATCCAAACTCCTCAGCCGTTTCAAAGAACGTGTTTAACGTCGTCTTTTTCAAAGTGTCTAATTTGCTACGTCCAATAAGAGAACGTGTCCCTGCGTACTTCAAACGGCGTTGTATCTGCCACATACAACCGAGCTTTGTCTTGCCACCCCCTGCCGCGCCACCATAAAGAACTTGCTCCACGATGCTATCGGTGTTCAAGTAGTTCAACGCTTCGATTTGACGCGGCAGGTATGTTGGTTTATACGGTTGCATTTAGTCTTTGTATTACCTTGAAAATTTCATAAGCAACCTGTGGAACGATTGCATTGCCGTAACCCTTTAATGATTCTTGTCGCCATTTAGGAAAGGTAATTCCGTCCAATTTGGGGGAAAGCCCATCATCTCCGCTACAAATCGGGGTGTTGAGTCGGAAATTCATTCCAGAATATTTTCTTGTCCAATTCTTGGATCCACCCATTTCGTGCATTGAATACATCATTCCTTCCTTCAATGCGTTTGGTGTTGGAAGCAATCCCATATTCAACATTCTCGGAAGTGTCATTGAGTGCATTGAACCTTCTTTTATTTGGCTGCTCTTCATTGTCGCACGAGCGTTCGTGCTGTCGAACGCGCAAGGTGTCGGAAGCAACGAACCAAATTCGGTCGCGTCTATGCGGTGCGCCAACGGCACAAGCTGGCAATAATATCGGTTGTACGGTGTACCCTTGACTTTCCAAGTCAACGCACACTTCTTCGAAGACCATTCCCCCATTCCAATTAGTAAGTCCACGAACGTTTTCGCCCACGACGTAGGTTGGCTTAACTTCTGAAATGACTCTGAGCATATGCGGCCAGAGGTGTCGCTCGTCCTCTTTCCCAAGTCGCTTGCCTGCGCTTGAGTATGGTTGGCAAGGGAATCCACCGGTAAGGATGTCAATTGTTCCTCGGTGAATAGTGAAATCTGTTTTTGTGATGTCTTCATAACTTATAGAATTAGGCCAATAATGATTTAAAACTTTGCGAGGAAATGGCATCCACTCACAGTGAAAGATGTTATCCCATCCCATCCATTCGGCAGCTAAATCGAATCCACCGATTCCGCTGAATAGTGAGCCGTGCTTCATTGCTTTGACAAATAAAGTTTGTACAACTCACGGAAGCCTTCAAACTGAATCGATTCTTTGAGTAGTTGACGCTTCCTGTCGCTCATTCGCTCAACCATTCCTTTTGAAAGTTGCTGTTCATTGAAGACTGTCTTTCGTGCCTTCGCTTTACAAAGATTGTATTCTTCATCTGTGAATGTTTCAGCCGTTATACGCTTACTTTCTTCGAGCCACCGCATCATTGACACACCTCGCAATTCTAAAGTCGTGTATTTGCCTTGTTTGAAGCTGTCAATATCTTCTTTCAACATTCTTCTCCAGCTGTCGTCGTTCACCGCCATTTCGTTTTCTTTTATTTGTTGTGATTTTGCTTCTATTGATTGCGCTATTTCACGCTGAATTTGTAGATTCGCCTTGTCTCTGTGTGGTTTGTAGTGCGTCAAAACGTCACCAATGAAAGACACGCTCAACGCTCCAAAGTGTTCGCACTTCTTTGACAGTTCGTTTGCTGCATTTAGTTCGAACGCAAGGTTGAAGTGTTCAAATGTCACCCAACGAAAGTGTTTACCTATAAATTCGTGCAGCATCTGGAGTAGTTGCGCTTCTGGAAGTGCTATTCCGTACATAGCGCAAACCTTCGAGCAAAGTTTAACGAATGTCGGAAGGTCGTAGTCGGCTACAAACGCGCTTTCGCGTTCTGCACGATCAATCCTTTGTGTAATTGTGAGCGTCTGCGTAGATGCGTTGCGCAGCATCGGAATCGAATTTTCCATTTTTGATTTTAGTTTGAGTTTGGTTTGTTGTTGCAAATTTAGTTAAGTCCCACGTCCGAACGGCAGCCTTCCAGTCCTTCATTTGATTCCTTCCCACCTTCCAACCGTTGGCTTCATAGTGTGCATGAAATTTCTCGGTAAATACAAGCGCATCGTCCTTGCTTAACTTCTCACACGCGTAGTCGAATATCTCTACGACTGTTGGCTTCTTGAATGGTGACTTCTTTTCTTTCGCTATTAGCGTTGGTGTGTTTGTTGGAACTGACAAGCGAATAAGTATATCGTTTATCTTCTGGTCTTGTTCTTTAACCTGCGCTTCGAGAATTTCAATT